TTTCTTGGCGACAATCGCGCTCTTGTCCTTAGCCCGGTTTGCCTCGGTCAATTCCGCGCCTTTCGCCTTGTCAATCTTGCGAGCCGTCCAAACGCTGGCATTGAATGAAACCAGCATCGCGACACCACTCAAATGATTGGTCGGGATAGTGGCCATAGCGAGCGTTGGTGTGATTGCGTTCATTGGGATTGATCCTCTGGTGTGGGGTTAGCGATTGAACCAAACGATAAGCGCGACATAAAGCGGGCTCATGATCGAAGCGAACAAGATGGCGTTCATATGCATTTCCTCTCGGGACACAGTGCCCCGTGCCAAGAAATGTAGGCCAACGCGTTGCGGAATTCTAGCCGTGTTAGCGGATTAGCATCCTAATTTGCTGGCCATAAGGGAATAGCATTCTTTTGCATATATCATGCCAGCGTACGGAATTGACACAAAATGCCCGATAACGCGATTGTCAAAAGTTGATATCCTCAAAACAAAATCAATCACTTAGCTATAACCCCTTGATATTAAAGGGGAAAAACCACCGTTTCTGTCCTAGTAGCAAAATCAATGGCTTAGAGTATATTTTTTGCTAGTCTAGTAACACAATTTTGACACAATCGCTCAAAGCCACGGCTAGCCTATGTTTCGCGTTTTTGTCAGCTTGGCCAATTCGGCCACAATTTCGCTCTCGCTCAATGTTCACAAGGAATGAATTGGCTCAAAGATATCCTTGGAATAAGGACATTGCCGCGCCACCACACTGGCAACTATTCGCGCGCTCTATGCTATGGCTCAACTCGGCTATTGGGCCGAATACTACTTTTATGTTGCAGTGCAACAGACAGCCTATAGCCTTGGCGCGCACCCCTATTGTCATAAACCGGCACTGCGTTTCAGCAGAGCTTTGCCGGTTAGGACAAATAGGGAGAAAACCAAGGAAATTGGCGCGGAAAAACTAAGCTTCTAAAAGGGATTATGCTCCGAATGAGGATATTGTGGTGTCGAGCCTATCAGCCAGCGGGACTGAGCCCGCTAGCGCCATCATGGGCCATAATCCCCAATACGTGTTTAGCTTGCCAAATTTGATAGGGTTTACAGATTGTGAGTGCTTTACACGTTTTACGAATTTTACACGTTTTCAAGGCGCGACGAATTTTATGCTATTACACAAGTGTTAATCGTACAAATTTGCTAATTGACAGTATTGTTATACTTGGTCTCACGCGCGCACGCGTATATCTTTACTTACTTGTAGAATTCTATTCCGCTGTCTGTTTACAGGAAACGCGTTATTTACAATTTTGTGGTGTACGCGTTTACTAAGAATGCTACGTGACATATGAGCAACCATTTGCATATATGTCACGGAATAGAATTGCTTGACATGGGCATTGACAGGAATGTAATGCTATGACATATATGCAACCATACGGTGCTAAGTACAAATATGTCACACATACAGTATTGTAAAGTACATAAATGTCACACTACAGTATTGTATAGTGACATTTTTGTTACAGTTTCAAAAATGACACGGGGTGGGGGGCGCTTTTAGCAAAAAATTTCACCGCCGCTCATGAGGTTCTTCAATCCACCAGAAAGTCCATAAAATCCTAGCAGGAATGTAAGCCACGAGTATTTACAGATTTGTAAATAGAAGGCCCCAAATTTCCGCGCGAAAGTAAGCGAAGGCATCTTTACAAATGTGTTAACAGCCCACTGCTGTCTCACTTCAAGAAAGCGGAGAGCATGTGAACGCTCAGCGTGGTCAAGAGCCCTTTAGGCTTGACTTGGAAAACGCGTGGCCCATAATCGGGATCGGCGATTAACGCCAAAGCGTGGGGCCGCGCTCACTCGGCTCAAGAAGGGCTCTTGTTCAGCTCAAGCTACCGAGGGGAAGCCGGGTTAGTCGGAAAAGCGCGCCATGGCTTTCCCTCCCCACCTGAAGCGCGAGCGGAGGGTGCCTCCCTACGAAATTGACGAAATGTCAAATGGGTCTTCTGACGTATTTGTCAAATTTGGTAAGCTCTGAGCAACACCTTCAAAAACAGTTAAGTCAAGAATTTCGCCCATTTTCTCTTTAACAAGATTGTCAAAGTCTCCGCCTTGGGCTCTGGCTTTAGCTCTTTGTAAAGCGTCCAAGACTTCACGATCAGCAGTTATTGTGTGTTCGATTACAGAATGCTGGCCGTAGGATTTTGAGCGCCTTCGCTCTAGCAACCACTTTATGTTGGATGAAACCACACCGGCTTGCTTTGGGTCTTCGGCTCCATAGATAGGGTGGTCGAAAATATGTGGCAAAGCTTCGGCCATTTGATCGTACAGGCGGTCTTCGGCTTCCGTTCTCAGGTCGGCTAGTTGTGGGTATTTCTTCGTATAGTTGGTAAATGTGGTGTAGCTCACTCCACATTCGTCACAGGCTACAGTCGGAACTTTGCCCCGGCTAATTACCGTCAGCACACGCATGATGTCAGCAATAATATCATAGGGAACGGTCATATCAGTCAGCCTCATACTTAGCCTTAAGGAAACGAATTTGTTCTTCGTATTCGTGGGCGGCTCCTTCCCATGATCGGGCGTCAGTCGCTAACTTCTCAATACGCTCGATAGCCTCGTTGATCGTAGCTATGGCGGCTTCCGTTGTGTTCCAATTCAAGCCAACCTGGATTGTGACCTTAGCCATGTGAAGATTGGCTATCAGCTTTTGATCCTCGGAACGGGTGGTCATAGGGTAAACTCGTCATAGTCTGTAATGGCTGTATTTCGTGCCTGACTTGCTTTCCAGCTATCTCGCCTCATGACATTCACAGCAAAGCCTATCATGAAAGCGTCGGCACGATCTGGTGAATGTTCGTCGGTACGCGATTTATACATTTCCTTGCTTTCCATTTTCAGCTTCTGTTCAAACCTGTCATAGCCATATTGCAGCCCTGTGATCTGTAGGAAAAATTCGTCATCGTCGTCTATGCAGCCGCCTTCGATCAGCCAATCCTTGCCCAAGCCCCAGACTTCATCACGCTTGCGGTAATACTTTTCGGGCTCTGCCGACATGGCTCCCGGCCAGAACTCGAATACCTTAAGATGGTAAAGCTCTCTCAGTTGGTCAACTATGCCTTCCCCGCCACCGGGTGCTTCGATCACGATGGCATCAGGGTGGTGTATCTGCACTTCTTTCACAATGACCTTGGCTAGCTGGACACTGCTCAGGTTTTTGAAAACCCGTCGTTTGCGGCTACGGGCGTCTCTGCCTTGACGGTATGCAATAACAATTTCGTCGCCCCCGTAGCGCGCAACATCCACAGACATGACAAGTGCCGCGCCGGGATCGGGGTACAGATCACGTGTTTGTGCAAGTCGTGCCAAGTCTTTACTAATAAACTCGTTGAATGCCTGATGCGGAAACTGACCGTACACACGTACTCGGGCTTCATCGCTATCGGCTCCATACATTTCTATGATGTCATTCAGTGCATTCTTATTAGTATGACTAACATCCCGGCTATCCACAAACTCAAGATCGTACATACTAGAATGTCTATCAAAGCAGTCTGCAAATTCTCCAATCGGCTGGGTTGGGTTTCCGAATACGAGGAAGAACACTTCGCCATCTGTGGTAGCTCCAACGGCTGCCTCCCATATTTTCGGGTGAATGCCTGATGCCTCATCAAATATCATCAGCACCGTACTCTCGGCGTTGTGGAGTCCTTGGAAGGCTTCCACGTTGTCTTCGCCGACAGTCATGGCTGTCATCATGTAATTCTTGCGCTCTTGCTCCGGTACAAGTGACGAACTGTAACTAGTCGCTTGCCATTGGAACCAGCGTTTGAACAGGAACAGCTTATGCCATTTGGCCAGTTCCGGCCATGTCTTATCCTCCAACTGCTTTTGGGTATTGGCCGTTATCACACCGCGGGCCATGGCGCGGGTCGCCATCACCCACTGGATCACCCATGCTACAAGGGCAGACTTGCCCACGCCATGGCCAGAGCTTCTTGCTGACCTCCATACGAGTGGTTGAAGGCCCATAGTTATTCGTTGGTCGTTCTCGGCTACGTGCTTGCCTATCTTTTGTAGTAATCTTCTTTGCCATGGCTCTGGCCCCTGTCGATTATGCAGTGGGTTAAAGCTGCCATCAGGGAGTGATCTTTCGCCCCACGGGTACGCGGACATCACAAACCCATATGGGTCAGCCCTGAAGGTGGCAGCAAACGCGGCCAATTGGGCATCGGTTGACCCCACGTTGACAGGTGGTGGCGGAACCGGCTTGTTTGAAAAACTCGTTGGCTGTAACATGTGTCAAATCTAGCTCACATCCGAAGGCGGAACAACTCCATGAGCCTGTTCGGCAGTAGCTCCAAAACCACCATCGTCAATCCCGCGCCGAAGCCGACACCCGCGCCACCGGCGCCAAAGCGTAGCGATGCACCGACACAAGCCGAAATCAATCGAGGCTACAAGCGGGCCAGCAACCAGCGCCAGAGCTACACGCGTTCGATGATGGGCGGAGGTGCGCCAGCGCCAACCAAGAGCTACGCGGCCCAGCTATACGGCACGGGGAGCATGTAGATGGCAGATGGCAGTGGTTACCCCAACGTCATAAGCCGGCTCAACGATGGCGACCGGCCAAATCCCAAGGACTTGCTTCGTGCCTACGAGGAAGCCAAGCAGATACGTGCGCCTTATGAACAAGACTGGAAAATGAATGCAGCTTTTTGTCTGCCTCGCCACTATTCTAGCTGGGTTAGCGAGGGACCGACAATCAGCGCACAGAGCCAATCAGGCGTCAAACGCTATGCATATGATGCTACGGCAGCAAGAGCGTTACCTAAGTGGGCGGCTATCCTCCGAAGGCTTGCCACGCCAGACGGACACAGATGGGCCAAGCTCCAAGCCAGTGATCCATATCTTCGGAAAAGCTATCGAGTAAGAATGTATTTCGAGAGCTTGAACGACACGTTGTTTCAACAGCGTTATGACGAGCGAGCATTATTCAGTCAGACAGTCGATGAAACGTATTTGGGGCTGGGCGTGTATGGCACAGCACCAATCAGGATCAAATGGCGGCGGCGAACGCCAAGCGACCACCGGGGCGGGCTTTCCTACAAGGCCATGCCTTTGAAAGACATGTTTCCGCTAGCCAATGGCGACGGGCGTATTGACACGATGTTCGCCCGGCTATGGCGTACGGCACCACAGTTCGCACGGGAGTTTCCGCAGCTCCAACCGCCAACCAGTATGCGGGCCGAGCTTAGTAAGCCGGTGCCGAGCAATACGCGCTATTTCGAGCTTGTCCATGTGGTCACGCCACGGGACGAGAAACGCTACGATCCCGATAGCATTTCGGTCAACAGACATGCTTTCCTTGGCTGTCTGCTTTCAGTCGAGGATGGCGAGTACATAGGCCCGGAAGATGGCTTTGCCAGCTTTCCGTACTTGGTGCCAAGGACAGCGACTGAGCCGGGTGAACTGTATGGGTTCTCGCCAGCCCAGCAAGCTAGCCCGGCGACCGGCACCGTCAACGCGATGAAGAAAACTATCTTACGCGTTGCCCAAAAGAAGGCTGACCCCACGCTTCTGGCGGCAGACGATGGTGTGCTTTCTGGCAGACTAGGAATGACACCGGGACACGTCAACTATGGTGCTGTCAACGCGCAAGGCCAACCTCTTGTTCATGCGCTTGCTATTGGTGACCTTAACCCTGCCAAGGAAGTACTCGCGGACGAACGTAATGATATCAACGATCCGTTTCTGGTTACGTTATTCCAGATACTCATGGAAACGCCAGAAATGACAGCGACCGAGGTGTTAGAGCGGGTTGCCGAGAAAGCAGCATTGGCAGCACCAACCATGGGGCGCTTACAGTCGGGCATGATAGCACCCGGCATCGAACGGGAGCTAATTCTTTTTGCCGAGAATAACCCGTACTTGTTTCCTGAAATGCCGCCCGAGCTTGTCGAGGCGCGAGGCCAGTATGAGGTGATTTATGCTAGTCCTCTGGCGAAAGGACTTCATGCGGAGGAAGACAGCGGCTTTTTGCGTATGGTGCAGACAAGTATCGAAATCGTAAACGCCACACAAGACCCTTCGGCTCTTGACCACTATGACTTCGATACAGCCGTGCCAGAAATGGCGGAGCATTTATCTGTGCCAACGCATTGGCTGAGAAGCCCCGAGGCCATTGCAGAGCTACGCGCCCAGCGTAAACAGGCGCAGGGTGAGCAACAGCTTGTTGACGCCGCGCCGGCAATAGCGACCGTGGCATCGGCGCACATCAAAGCAAACGCACCGAGTGGCCAATGACATTGTTTTGGCACGGAACCGGCCCACTGATGTACTACACGGGTGGCACGTTGGGCATTGAAGACTTGAACCCGGAAATGAAGACGCGTTGGAAGATGACGCGTTGGGAAATCTTTGTGCTGGGTATCAAGTGCGTATGGGCATCAATTCATGGCTGAAGTAGAGAACATAGACTTTGCCGACCCACTTGACCCCGTTGACGTTGCCACAGCGCAGAGCCTTAAAGCGACTACGCGAGACGAAGCAGTTTCCGAGGCTCAGTCGCTTCTCAGGTCAAGGCGCGAAGCTTATGTTCGGGTGTTTAGTGATAGGGCTGTCGCTGGTGATGGCGCTCTCGTTCTGGCTGATCTTAAGAAATTTTGTCGTGGCAACCAGACACCATGGCATTCTGATCCAAGAATTCACGCACTGCTTACCGGCCGATTTGAGGTGTTCACTCGCATAAACCAGCACATGACATTGAACTTTGACGATCTGTGGACGTTGTTGAACGTGAGCGAGGAGTAGTTATGAGCGATACAAGCGGCGCACCAGCGGCACCAGCGAATGGGCCAACCGCGCCATGGGCCGGCGTGCCGGAAGGCCAGATTTGGACCGTAGGCGACAAGCCGTGGTATGAGACGGCTTTGCCCGAAGGCCCGGCGCGTACGCTGGCGGCCACGAAGAAATACGCAAACCCAACAGTCATGGCCACGTCATACGCAGAGCTTGAGCGTATCAACGCTTCGCGTGACGACAGCAAGATGGTCCGCATTCCAGACGAGAATGCCAAGCCAGAAGATTGGAATGCCGTCTACGAACGTCTTGGCCGACCGAAAGACCCGAGTGGTTACAAAGATGTGAAATGGGGTGAAGGTGCTGACCCCAAGATGGTCGAGTTTGGCAGCAACCTAGCATTCAAGCTGGGCTTGTCGCCAAAGGCCGTTGAAAGCGTCATGGCAACGGAATGGAACGCATTCGTCACCAAGATGAACACGGAGGCGGCGCAGCAAGCGGAAACGGAAGGTGCCGCAGCACTGGCTACCGTTAAAGCCGAGTGGAAAGGTGACTTTGACGCCAACAGGGCAAAAGGCCAGCAAGTCTTACGCGCACTCGACAAAGCTGGGTTCAGCGATGCCGACATGGCGGCAGTCGAGAAACACGTAGGCATTCCAGCCGTGGTTAAGCTACTGGCGACCATTGGCAAGCTATCAGGAGAGGGTAAATTCATGGATGGCGGAGGCGGCGGCGGAGTAACTGATCCGGGGAACATGGCACCGGAACAGGCAAAAGCCGAAATCATACGGCTGACAGGTGACGCAGCCTTTCAGAAGACCTACATGGGCGGCCAAGAGCCCGGCCATGACGATGCTGTGAAGCGTATGGAAGCCCTCTATAGGAAAGCCGGCTCACTCATGGGCGCGGCTGGCGTTTAACTCTAGGAGAAGGGAAATGAAAACTCCCAATTCAGTCAAGGCAACCACCGTCAAAGCCGCCGAAGATTGGTGGGACGACCTCTCGTCAGCGGAACGGGCAAAGTACGACAGTTCGTTCAAGAACCAGTACAGCCCGACTTCGGCGGAGTTGATTGCGGCCTACGACAAGGCTCATAACAAGACCGCCGCGACCGCAAGCAAGACAGCGGGCGTAATGGTGGCTGGCCAACGGCCGGCAGAGCCCAAGGAGCCCGAGCCCACCACGCCCGAGAAAGCCAAGGGGTGGTGGAATAGCCTGTCAGTGAATGATCGGCGTGACATCAGGGACCGGAGCATCGACGCGCCACCGGATGACGTGCTGATCCAGTTGTACGATGACGCGCACACGTCAATGGCAACGACCGAGGCAGAGCAACAGCATACTGGCGAGGAACCGCCAACCGCCCAGCCGGCAACGCCATACGCGTCGGCGGATAACCCGGAATTGATGCGGAACGATGCCATAGCCGGCGAGAATGCGGCTTTGTACGAGAAATCGCCTTTTCCAACGGGGTATCAGCCCCCGGAGCCGCCTCCGCCAGAAGTGTAGCTTGCTTGCTGGGTTTGATCCTGAGAGCCCGGCAAGTCGAGAAAGGGGTTGGTTGTTTTTTCCTCGCGGCCAGCCCCTTTTTCATGCCTTGTGAGTTTTTAGCAAACGCGTTATCGTAGGTTCCACGGGGAGCCTACCCGGACACCTCCCTGTTTCCTCTGAAATTGGTCAACCCGTCAGCGCTCCCACGCGCGAGACGCTGACAAACAGGAGACAGGGCAAATGCCTGAGACAATTGCTGCCTATAGCGTGCCCGAAGCGCACGTTTACATGTTTACCAATAATGTGAGAAATACGATCACCCGTGATGGCGGGCTTATCTACCCCCATGTCACGCATGGCTCGTATTCTGGCG